GGTTTAGATAAAATTGAAGCCAATATCGAAGAAGCTCGATTGGCACTTGAACAAGCTACCAAATTAAAAGAAGAAGCTGAAAATAGTTTAAAAGAAATTGCTCAAGAGCAAGAATTGGCTAAATTGAGTCCAAAAGATCGTGCTACTCGAAAGAAAGAGCCATGGGTTGGCGTATTAAATACCCATGTAAACAAAGATAATGTGCGTAATGGCTTTTTTGAGCTTGACTGGAACGACCATTTTGTGCTAAAATTAAAGCAAGAAGGTTACGGTGTTGAAGGTGACAATGATGAAGAAATTGTCGATCGTTGGTTCCGTGAGCTTTGTGCCAATGTTGTAGTAGATGGCGATTACGGTGGCCCTGTGGAAACAGGTTCTTTAGACATACAGAGTGTGAAGAAGAATAATACATGACCTATATTTTAGTTGATACTGCTAACACGTTCTTTCGTGCTAGACATGTTATTAACGGTGATGCTGACATTAAGCTCGGCATGGCTTTTCATATTACCCTAAATTCAATCCGCAAGGCGTGGCAGCAGTTCAACGGCAGTCACGTTATCTTCTGTTTAGAAGGTAGAAGCTGGCGCAAAGATTATTATGCTCCATATAAGCGTAATCGATCAGATGCCCGCGCAGCTTTAAACGAACGAGAACAAGAAGAAGATCGAGTTTTTTGGGAAGCATTTGATACATTCAAAGAGTTTATCACAGACAAAACTAATTGCACAGTTTTACGTCACGAGCAATTAGAAGCTGACGATCTTATTGCTGGATGGATACAAAGCCATCCAGACGACAATCATGTTATCATTTCAACCGACACAGACTTTGTTCAGCTTATCGCTCCAAATGTAAAACAATACAACGGTGTAATGGAACATGTTATCACGCACGAAGGAATCTTTGATGACAAAGGCAAAGCAGTTATCGACAAAAAAACTAAAGAACCAAAAGAAGCACCTAACCCAGAATGGCTGCTCTTTGAAAAATGTATGCGTGGTGATACCAGTGATAATGTCTTCTCAGCGTATCCGGGTGTGCGCACTAAAGGCACAAGCAAAAAAGTGGGTCTTAGTGAAGCGTTCGAAGATCGTAAAACCAAAGGATTTGCGTGGAACAATCTCATGCTTCAGAGATGGACTGATCACGAAGGCAAAGAACACAGGGTGCTAGACGACTATGAACGCAATCGTCGACTTATTGATTTAAGTCATCAACCCGATCATATCAAAGAAATCATTGCTTCAACTATTGCAGAAGCCACCACAGCAAATAAAAACATTAGCCAGGTCGGAATACGACTAATCAAATTCTGTAATCTTTATGATTTAAAGAAAATTTCAGAACAGGCACAATCTTATGCGGAGCCATTAAATGCAAGATACATTATTAAGGAAGACCACAGTCTGTCGGTATAGAGATACCTGCGACTGTGCCACAGACACATGTTGGGAGAGCAGTATGACAGAACTACATGCTAAACCGATCATCGCAGATAAATTCTGGATCGTTGAAGAGAATGGAGAGAAGATCGCTACTCTAAGAAAAAACGAAGACAATCGTTTTATTATGAGTAATCATGACGGCATCAAGATTTACGAAACTAAAGAAAGTCTAACAAAAGAATTCGGTAAGAACTTTTTTGTAGTTAAAATTTTAAAAGAAGCAGATAATTCTGCACCAAACGAAGTTCATGGATTTTCTACTAGCACAACACCACACAATCCTTTGTATGATGTAAAAAGAAAATTGCCATTGTTTACAAAGAGCATTGATTCAAAAAGTTTATATTGTGCAGGTTATTACACAATTAAATTTGAAAAGGGTTGGGTAAAAAGTTTCTGTCCTAAATTAATCACTCTACAGCGTTACGAGTTCAAAGGTCCATTTAAGACCGAATTAGAAATGAAACAGGTATTGTCAAATGTCAGCAAATAACTTACCCACAAATTTGCCAAGTGTTGAAAAACTAATTCAGCGTGTAGTTGCTGCGGATAGAAGCCAACAAAAAGAAATTAGACTTACTATACAAGAAGCAAAAGATCTCACTGCTGAATTAGCTATTTTGACATCCAAATTAGGCAAAACTGTTCAAGAAATCCACACTATGTTGGCAGAAATAAAAGAATCTACCACTAACATCGACGTTAAGTTCGATGGAGGATCTTTCTAAAGACATAAATATATACGTGGTTAATTAGGAAACACGTATATCATGAGTAGACCAAAACCGAAGATTCTTTTAGAATATGCTAACAAGGAAACCTTTAAGGTTGAGCAGATCCTTGATAGCGAAGCCATCTGGGCTGTATTCTATAAAGGTCAACCTTTTAATTTAAAAAGCGGAAGTTTAGTCGCTAGTTACCCTGGGCCGAAATATAAAAAGGTTAGCTTTTCAAATCCTGGCCACGCATATAACCTAGCAAAGAAGTTAAACAAACTTTTCAAAACTTCAGACTTCGCAGTTTATAAACTTACCACCGGCGAAGAGGTAAAGTAAATGAACACCAAGGATGCCTATACACGGGTATTCTTACAGGCCGCAAACATAGAATTCGCCGACGACACAATCAAAAAATATTCCGCTGTATTTTGGTTTAGTTTTAGAAATAAAGACCAAGGCGGTTTAAGATTGACTGAGCAAGGTTTGCAATTCATTCAAGAACATGCTAAAATAAAAACATATAAAATAGAATTTCCAAAAGAATTTGCTTTCACTCCGCAAGTATTAGTTTGGTTAGACAATTTTATAGATTCCCCATATTTTATAACTAAAAAAAATATCACTGTAATGAAAGAAAAAGCAGCTTTTGAATTATATCTGTTTTCCGGAGATATAAGAAAATTTGGTCACAACAAAGCTCTTTCTAAAAGATTAAACCAAGAATCCCCTGTCGAATAAACTGACCATATAAATATTTTTACTATGTTTGATCTTAATCCAATTTCAATCCTGAAAAAGAGAGAGTTAAAAACTCTTCCTCCTCATTTCTCTAAAATCAAAGTAAGCGATAATGAGATGTTTGATAACAGAGTTAAAAATTGGATTAAAGACAAACTTAAAGGTCGCTTCTGTGTTATCAAAGCACCGCATGTTGATCAGAGCGGTGTGTTAAGATCAATCACATTTGCAGCCTTCGAAGACCAAAAAGAGCTAACATACTTTATGCTAGCTTGCCCATTTTTAAGGAGAAATTAATGTCTGAAGAACTAGCCAGCGCAGTTGCTGAAGAAGCAGCCAAAGCTAAACAAACGGCCGAAGCACCACAGGCCCCACAGCAACAAGGTGCTGATCTAAACATCAGTGACTTAGTTGCTCTAAAAAGCATTCTAGAAGTTGCTAGCCAGCGTGGCGCATTTAAGGCCAACGAACTAGAAGCAGTAGGTCGCACATTTAACAAACTGAACGCATTTTTAGAATCAGTAGCCAAAAAGGAGGCGTAATATGCCAGCAGTCTTAAAACACATAGGAAGAATTACCAAAACAGGAGCGAAAGTTCTGGTAGCATTCAGAACACTACCAGGGGAATCAAATATGGCTCTTGCGATTCCTGTGGCGAATTTAAGCGACTCGTATCATGACGCCATTATGAAAGTTGTAGAAAGTGACCAAGCGCAAGAAACATTCGAGTTTGGAGAACTGTTATTCATTAGAAGTTTTCCCGATGGAAGACCGATGTTACAGGCATTAAGAGCTGATGGATTTTTACAAAAAGTTCCTACAGATTCTGTAACAATGACTCCAACACCAAACGATACCATCGAATTGCATCAATTAAATGTTTTAATCGCAGAGCAAAGAAATTGTGCTGTGGATGATCTATGTCGCTTTGTTTCCGGAGCTCCTAATCCCGGAGCAGAAGTCGAAGATGTTGCTAAAATATCCGAAGTTCCGAAAACCGAAGAAGTATTAGGTAGAGATGTTGGCGAACCTAGAAATGTTCCTCAACCACTTAAGGCTCCCGAGAACCAAGTATTGTCTGATAAAGACATTGCTAAAGGTTACAGAAGCCAGGCTGATGCTATGTATAAAGAAGCAGCCCGTTTAAGAAGAGA